GAAAGTTTTTTCCTGTTCCAGAAATTTTGGCTTCTGTTAATGTTGATCCTGCTGTGATAAGGGAATACGTAAAAGTAACCAAAGAAACTTCTTCATTATCCTCCCTTAAATTCCATTCTTACTTCTAAACCATTAGCCGCAGTTCCTGTAGAAATTGCATCAATGTCAAATCTAATTACATCTGCTGTAGCAACCTGATTATTATCTGTATCTACTACAGGAGCAACTGCCGCAGTAGAGGAATCCGTTTCTCCAGAATCAACTGTAATGACAGTAGTTAGCATGTCTACGGCCTGAGTTAAATTATGGATCATTATGTCAGTAGTCCCAGTAACTCCTGCCGTATAAACATGAGCGCCAATCTTACCTGATACAGCGCTAAGATAAAGATCATTTAATGTGGGAGGAATAGTAAAGGCGGTAATCCCATTTCCAATATAGGTGGGAAGAGCATCTGGCACTACTTTAATTATTATAGTCCTATTCCAGAACGAACTATTTATTGGTGTAATCTTTTTAACCGCAGCCGCTGCTGCATCGTAAAATGGAATAAAGTCAGTAGTATCACTCATTACAGTATCTAGTGGAAGATTATTTACTGTATCATCCTTCCCGCTATTCAGATTATTGAAATTAGCGTCCACTTGATCATGAGTCAATGGTGATCCTTTTCCAGATCTTGTAACAATAGTAACTGCCATAATTTAACTCCTAAGAATCTTCAACACCCTGTACATCATATTGAGCATACCCTATAGCCCAATAATATGGTTCAACATAAGGTGTAGTTCCATAAGGAAATGCTCTTGGCTGTGGTTCATAAAACTTCCTTCCGTTCACCATGCGATAGGCCACTCGCCTCGAAGGATAATCTCTTCTTCCTATTCTTCTTATTCTCCGTGGCATTAGTATGCAGCCTCTCTGTCTGGTTCTAAAACTTTACTCCTTCTAACTCTAGGAGGAATTGGTTCCATATCATATATCCTAGATAGTGCATCTAAAAAATCTGGATGAACAGTTGGAAACAAATTATATTCATTATCCTTCATCCATTTACAAAGATCATATGTCTTCCGGTTTTCATCTATACATATAATTTTCTTTGAAATAAGAAATGGCTGATTTCTTTCCTTGTAATCTTGTTGGTTAGAAGTCAAGAATTTCTCATCTGTGGGATAGGGGAAAAAGAAAGACCCATCCTTTAGGTCTGGTTCAAGTCTTTGTATACGATCCTTCTTAGATTGAGACTGTCCACCACCAACCCAACTCAACTCATAGATTGGAAAACTACTTCCATCTATAGACATCATTGCTTTGAAATGATCAATATCAGACTGAGCACCATATCGCTCGTAACCTACCTTAACCTCTCTGATTCCGGGCGCTCTCTTCCACTTGCTTCTTAGTCTTTTAAGATACGTCCATTTTTCAGATAGTGTCATCCGGTGGCAACATCCATCAAGAAGAAACTTATTGTAATTAGCATCAACTCCAACGACAGCCATAGCCGTCCTATTAGATTCCTTCTTCTTGGAATGGGCTGGATCAACCATAATATACACGTTCAAAGTATATGGTCGAATTTCCCACTCATTCCACCACTCATCCTTAAACGATACATCACTACCAGCAATTGGGTTCAGTAATTGTTGGCAAGCAACCGTATAAGTAGACGTGGTTTTCTTTATCTCTTCCCATCTCTCCTTAGTAAGAAAGATAGGGTCACCGTCCATCTGGCCATTATAGGTAGCAGGATGGATTCTAGGCTTTACCGCCGCTCTTTGTAGGATTGTACCATAAGTATCTCCATAAGAGTATCGCGTACCCGCGTACTGGTAGCGAGGATCATGTGTTGATCCTAAGTTAAGAGATAACTCCCATTGGGTAGTAGTCTTCTTAATCTGTTCTGGAGTAGAAACCGCATCCTGAACTACAACATCATCATAAATAATAAGGGAAAAATGTCGTCCAGTAGGCTGACCATCGACAAGTCCGTGAGCCTCGACAGTTTGCTCTTTTGGGTTAGATTTACGCTTGACACATATGCCTTCATTCTCAGCCCATTTAGGTGCTTGCTGTTTAGGCTTCGTGTAAAATATATCTGGAAATAATTGCTGTAACCGTTCATTGGATTCAAACTCTTGCATTATCTGGCGTAGGAACGGTTTCGCCTGACGTGCGGAATAAGAAAGAATCCCTATTGTAATGTCAGGGTTACATAGTATTTCCTGTACACACCCTAAAAAAGTAATTATAGATGACTTGTAATGGAATCTTGCCCATAAATCTAAGTAACTGTCCTTATTTGTTTCGACTTCTCGACATCTTTCGTATATCCACGGATGGAGCATATCATGGCGGTTACAAATGAAAACACCAAGATAGTACCTATCGCACTGAGAGAGAGTCCTAATGAAAGAATCATCAACATTAGCATCACGATGACAATCAGCATACGCCTCAATAGCCTGTTCATAAGTGGCTGTTCTTGCCCACTCTGCAAGTTTGATTGCGGCCTCTGCATTTTTACCCTGTGCCAATACACTTTCGTTAATCATTTCCCTATCATAATCTTGAATCTCTTTGCAACTTTCGCTCGTTTGGCCTTATCAACATTTTTAGTACCAACGCCAGCCTTTTCCATATGTCTCGCTCTCCAATCTCTGGCCGCTGTTCTTTCAGGTGTACCCGCCTTGAATTTTCCACGAATATCTTTCGTTGTTCCTTTAAACTGTTGGTTCCAGTCCTTAGAGCCAGTCTTATAAAGTTGTGGAGTAGGAACTTGTTCTCTTGCAGGTGGTTTATCACCCTTCCCTACATATTCAGCCGCCAATTTTGAGCGTAGTTCTGGACTCCAGTTATCTTTACCAACCATATTCCTAATTTTAGCAAATTGACCCGCCTTTGCCGCGTCAGAGATAGTCCCAAAGTCTCGTTGCTTTATTCCGTATGTGCTCCAGTCAAAGTCTCCACCATATCTTGAGGTAGTTCCAGCCTCTGTTCTCAGTCGGTCACCTGTAGTTCTATCCCACACACCACCTGCGTCTTTAAATGCAGTTGACGCTCTCCCTAGCATTCCTGCATCTGCATATCGTTTTGCCAGATTTAGTTTACCCTGATCTAAAGCGGCCCACGGGTCTACTTCTTCAACCACTTCATCATCACCCGATGGCCCGGTAGGAGAAGGTGGCCCAGCAGTAGTTGTACCTGCTGGTGTTTGAGCAACTTCTTCGGTCACTGGCCCAATGATAGGATTGTAAGGAGGGTTTATTAAAGCATCTCCCGTTACACCAACTGCATCCACAACCGCATTAGGCCATTGATTTATATTAAGATTTAATAATGTTTCATCAATAAGAACACCCGATGGTTTACTTGTTCTAATAGAATCTGTATTACCATTATATTTTTGAATAGCCTGTTGTGCTTTAGGTGTATCGGAAAATGAATACCATTTCCCTCTAATAAATGCGTAGTTAATTAAATCAATAGCCATGTTTAATTCCTTGTTTTGATCCAGTCTTCATAGTAGTACCAGAAACTCTCTTCATCAGAAACAAGTTCCCATACTTCATCCCCAGTTAACTCTCTAAATGGCGCTGGATTAGTTTTAACAAAATTCAATAGCCCCCAGAGTTCGGCATTGCCATCAATTTCGCTGTGTGAAATTTCCATCTAGAAAAAATCAGCAGGTAGTGATTGCCACGGCGTCACTAATTCAGACCTCTTATAATCTTTAGCGTATTCGCCTTGTTTGGTTAAATACCATCGTTCCCCATTGTACATAAATTCCTGTACATTACCTCCGACACCATATCTTGATCTGGGATCAGAGACTGGCAGGAAAGGAGGTTGATCTAACAAATCTATTGGAGCATCTTCACCACCTGTCGTCTCAGCAACTCGTTGTAATGGATCAGGCATACCATATACACCTTCCTGCATTCCAGAAAGTTGTCCATCCTCTGAAATAAACTGATCATATTCAGGAAGACGATCACGGTATGTGTCCGGTGCGGCGTGAGCCTGTGCCCACCATGCATCACGGTCAGCACTTATTTTGTCTAATGCATCTTGTTCAGCTTGAATCTGACCAAACTCATCTACCATACCCCTACCTTCTGAGGCTATCTCCGCAGCACGTATACGCTCAACTTCTGGTGTTGGCCCGGTATACCATACAGAAGATGGAACATCTGGCTCTGGCCCTGTAGATGATAGATATTCTGGCATAAAATATTTGCTAGGTCTTCCAATAAAAGGAAAATTCCTAGGTATTATCTGCTTTCCTGTTTCTCCTGCTTTCTCTATGCTTCGTAGATATTCTTCAGGTGTCTGCATAGAT